TACTTGATGATGATTTTAATGTTTCAAAATCCATATTTTCTCCTTATTATTTGTATTCGTTGTATTTGTGTTTCCTGTATTATTCGGAATCATTATTATTTATACGATTACTTTTATGCTTTTCAAAATCTTTTGCCCATTCTTTTGCTGATCTACAAGGTCTAGGCAACGATCTGTATTGTAACCATTTTTTGGTTCTCTCACACGTGTTAATAATCGTATCTAATAATCTGTATATAAAACCGTCAAACATAATTATAATATATCACATTCCGAGCATTTTGTCAAGCGCCATATAATCTATGTACTTCACGTTCAACTTTGCCCATTCTTTAATCGGTACGCTAATAGGGTCTTTACCACTATCTGCATTAGGATTTACTTTATAAAACTGTATTTTAGGGTTTTCTGTAAATAGTTCTCGCCATTGTCTAATCCAATTGACACTTGGTGTTTTGTGTGCCTCTTTTAATCCATAGTGTTTAGTATCTTTGTAAACATTATTCAGTTTACCATTCAAACTTTCTAAATCGTGTCCTATTAAAAATACCTCATCTGGTTTTTCATAATGACAAGCAGCAAATCCTGAAGTTGCACCACAAGCCCAACCTCTATCTTTAGGTGGCATAATATCATTTATAGATGTAACTTTGTCATCTTTAGTTACCCAACTGACATTTATTGATGTATGATTAATATTTTTCTTTTCACGGTCTTTGTTCTTTTTTAATATCTCTACAACACCTGCAAGATTAGAACCGTGCATTACAAATTCTTCACAATCACCTCTTTCATTTGATTTAATAACATCTTCTCTTTTAATTAAATCATAATCTTGGTCTGAATAATTTTTACCTGCAAATAGTAACTGTTCATACATCATACCAGGCAATCTATTCCAATCTCTAAACAATGTAGGATTGTTTTGACAATAACCTGAATTGTATATCTCGTGCATTATACCCATATCAACAGCACTTAAATGATCTGGTGTAAAATCTCTATATAAGGCATTACAACCGTATATCTTGCCGTGTGGTCTTAATTTTTCTAAATCTAAAACTTTTCTACTTTCGCCGTTGCCTATACAAAATACTCTTTTCATATTAAAAATAATTTATATTAAAATTAATCCTCATTTTTTTATCTGTACAATTTGTACTATTGTGTAATTTACTTGAATTGAATAATAGTAATCTATTTTCTTTACTTTCTATTTTTTCACCATTTTCTAACATTGTATATCCGTTGTTTGAATTTACATAAAATATAGCACCCTTGTGTGAAAATTTATAATCTTGGTGCTGATTATGTTTTACAAATTTATTAATATTAGGATAAGCATTTGCCTTTGCTCTAATAATTGCTTTTGCTTGTATTTTTACTAACACAGGAATTATTAAATTATAATAGTTAGATTTAGGTTCGCATTGATCGTAAAATGTATGTAAAAAATAAAAGTCATCACCCTTTTCTTCCTCGTATGCAACTGTATCAGCATAATACCAAGGAAAATTACTTCCCATAATTTTGTCTTTTAAATTTTGAAAATCACTATCACTTATAGCATTATCTATAACTTTAAACATTTAAAAATACATCTTTCATTATTAGTTTACATTCTGTCATATTATAATTTATAAAAGGTTTCATTCTGGTAATCGTAAGTGCGACTTTAGGCCATACAACTTTTTCTTCAATTTCTTTATTCCAATTTTTGATAAACGATAAGACCTCGTCAAGCACGATTGCGGTTTGGGTTGATAACTTTTTTTGTATGAGTAATCGTAAAAGTCTAGGATGTTGTCCGTTATTGCACCGAAAACCATCATCAAAAGAAAGACGCTTGCTAGAAAGGTCATTAGCAATATTGTTGAGATCGTTTCTAAAATGGTATTTAAAATTGTCTTTAACTTTTCTATAATTGAGGTATGTTTCTCTTCCATCATTTTGTAATAAATTACCTATCCACTTCTTATCATTTTCACAGAAATTAGCAACAAAGAAATCAAGTATTTGATCTTTGTTATATTTTTTGCTAAGTTTGTGAAAAAAGTATCTATCGTTTCTTTTAGTAAATGTATCAAGTTTACAATTGACTTTACCACCATACTCAAAGAAGTCGTAATTAGTAGTAAAATGTAATTTAACTGCCAAATAAACTTTAAATACATCAAACCCTCCATACATTTATATATTAATCCATTCTCTATCTTGTTTTAATAAATTGTTTTCATCTGAAAAAGCAAAACTTATAGACATTCTTTTTGATTTACTTATTGCTTGATGATACATTAATTTTGGTATATAAATCAAATCACCTATATTTAAATTCTCATTTAATATTATGTTTTCATCTTGCCATACGATAAAATTAGTTTTTCCTTCTATTTGTAAAATAAAGTTATGTGATGTATCATTGTGTTTATTAAAACTTTTATTTGATTTATTCAAAGTAAAATAGATATGTGCGTCCGTAGGCATATTTGTTATTTTTTCAATATTTTTACATAAATCATTTACTTTTTTGTTTACTCTGCTACAATCAATTAAAAAACAAGTGCGTTTTTTTATAATTTTTTTAATTAATGTAGGTGGAAAAGTGTTAACATCTGTCAACCAAGATTGATTAGGCCATTTATAACCTTTATCTGGTGAGTTTATAATATGAAATCTATTAGATGAAACAAAAGGTCTTAAATTTAGTAAATTATTTAATTCACTCCAAGAGAATATGTTTTTAATAAAATTTTTGATTACAAATGGTTTTAAATCTGAAAATTTTTTTAATTTAATCATTACACAGGCAGGATTCCACCTTTTTTCTCTTTTAACATTTTAAGATTTACTGCCTCACTTTTGATTTTTTCTTTTAATGATTTATTTACAATAGATTTTACTGTTGTTAAATCAATATCGTTCTTTTCGCAATAGTCAACAACAGCATCCATATAGGATACACGTTTTTCTTTAACAATTCCCTCTATCATTAAACTAAATTCTTTACTATTCATACTTACAGTATATCACTTTCTGTTTGATTTGTAAAGGGTGGTTCCACTCTCGCATCCCCACCCTATCACTTTAAGCGCCTACGTATGCGTCTAAAGTCTTTTGAAACTTACCAGCGTGTGATTTTTCTGCTTTCGCTAGTGTTTCAAACCAATCAGCGATCTCATCAAATCCTTCTTCTCTTGCTGTTCTTGCCATACCTGGATACATATCTGTATATTCGTGTATCTCACCTTTAATAGCAGATTGTAAGTTTTGTTCGGTACTACCCATAGGTTCACCTGTTGCTGGGTCTCCTACTTCTTCTAGGTATTCTAAATGACCGTGTGCGTGTCCTGTTTCACCTTCGGCAGTTGATCTGAATACTTGTGCCACTTCATTAGCACCTTCTATATCTGCCTTTTGAGCAAAGTATAGGTATCTTCTATTTGCTTCTGATTCGCCTTGAAATGCGGCTCTTAAATTGTCTGATGTTTTTGTTCCTTTTAGACTCATATTAACTCCATTATAATGTGCCTGTTTCTGTTACTCGGTACAGGCAAACCGTTAACTGCTTTATGCAGCCATCGCTAAATTGTTAGCATTTATAGTTTTGACATTACGTTGTCAGCGATTTAACTCCAGTTAGTTTTAGTAGCAGTCGAATCTAATTCACCCCCTCAAAGCACATCTTAATGTGTTTTAAATTGGTGGAGGTGGTGGGTATTGCACCCACGTCCTCACTAGTTATTATCTAACCTTCAACGTCAAATTCCTTTTTTATTTTTATCTTTTATTTCACTCTTATTGTGTGTGTGAAATAAAATACAAGTTTCATCAGCACCAGGTATATCTACAGTTACTAATACTTGGTCATCATTTTCATAATAAGTTACCATATAAACAGGTTCACCATCAGGTTTACTTCCTGATCTACCTAAACTTATATGTTTTGCTTCAAAACCTTTGTCATCAATATATTCTTGTACTGCGTTTGGATTGCCACATACTGCTGGTATTTGTTGCCAGTATAAGTTATAATGTTTTTCATCAACACCGTGTTCAGCATATGCAATACCACATAATAAACTTAAAATTATTATTAATTTTTTCATTCTACCCCTTTAGCGATTAAGGTTGCAAGTAGGATATGTTAAATCACCTTTTTAATTACTTCGTACTTACTTTGCCTTTGTTTAGTTCTTCATAATATTTATAAAAATCTTCAACTGCCTTTCCAAGTGGTTCAATGTAATCTTTCTTTTCTTTTTTGTAACAAGCAACTGTGCCGTCTTCAGCAGCCAATAAGATAACTATTTGCTCAATGGGTGTTTTAAATATTTCTTCATACATCATTGCATAAGCAGTAGTTTGTAAAAAGTAATTATCAATCCATTCTTCGTTACGTTCTTTGTTAGCAGTTTTAAAATCAATAACTGACAATTTGCCATTATATTCTGCAACACAATCAACTTGACCTGCAACGGTCAATTTATGTGAATACATAATTGATTCTAATAAGTGAATATTGTTAATTTGATCTACGTATGGTTTTAATAGTTTGAATAGACCTATAGGTAATACACTTCTCTCACTAGGTGTTTCGCCTTTTAGATATTGTTCAACTAAAGTATGGGTTGCTTTACCACGTCTAGCGGCTCTGCCCATTTCCCAATTGGCAGCACCTTCACCAACGTTCTTACGCCACTCGGCAAGTCCATCTTTTTTTCTGATATTTAAAACGGTAGTAATAGAAGGATAGTTCTTACCATCTACTTCGTAAAATCTATGACCGTCTATTCTTCTACCTTTAGTCTTCGGTAATAAGTCTTTGTTTAGTTCTATAAAATTAAATTTGCTCATAATAATTATAATATATCATTATTTTATCAATTTGTCAAGCTTAATATTGATAATCTGCTATATTACTTGTGTTATCCTCTATTGTTTTGTTTTTATGGTGAAAAAATGATAAAGATTTTAATGTTTCATACATCATACTTGTAATTTGATGTGTCCTAGATTCGCATATTATTACCTTATCAAATTTTAAATTATCTAATATGCTAATATCTGTTGTGTAATTAAATTTTTTTAGATTTCTGATAGGATTTAGGTGATTATAATGTAAATCTGAATCAAAGTTATGTATCCAAGTATATGATTTTAACATATTAAATTTAACTAATTTTACTACCCAATCACCTTCTCTATAATTAGGTTTTTCAAAAGCATTAATTTCATCATAATTAATATCGTGGTGGTGATCTATATTATATAAATCTATACCACCACGAATATATTTTAAAATCAAATGATGTGATTTTATAAAAACAATTTCTTTACTATCATCAAACCATTTTAAACATTTTTTAAAAATATCTAAATTTTGTTGATTGTTTGTAATATAATCTAAATCTACTGTTAAAACTTTCATAATTTATTCACTATATCATAATATCTCGTGTTTGTCAACCTCTAAACACGATACTTCATAAACATATCATTAAGCTCGTTAGGAGTTCAGTATTCATACTTCTCGTACTGTGTTTTTTTAAACGTGTTTCTAAACGCTCTTAATAACTCTTTTCTATTACCTTCTTTTTTATATGATACGTGTACCCAACCGCTATTCGGTTCATCAGGACCTTTCCAAAATTCTAAAATCATTTGGTCGTAATCTAAATTTTCATTAATCCAAATTACAACTTCTTGGTTTGAAACACCAAAGATTTCAAAATCCGCTGCCTGGCCTTTAGCGTGCTGTGAAGTTTTACTAGAACCAATTGCTTCGCATAACTCTTCCGACCTAAAGCCTGAGCTAATACTTACAACTTTACCGAAATGGTCTCTTACAGGTTGTAAAACCTTTTCACATAATAACTTTAAAGAATTAATCTGATCTTCATTAGGATTATTATTAATCCCTTTTCGATCAGCAATTTGACTAGCAACTAATTCTTTAAGCTTGAAGTTTTTGCTTAATTCCATTTAACTTATCCTTTGCTATTAATTTTAACTTTTTGAGTTGTCTTAAATTATACCAACTGTATGTTGATCTATCATTATTACGTATTTCTTCCAATTCACCTACTTGTGATTTTAGTTCTTTATGATTATGTTTGATTATTCTTTTTACACTCATATTAACCTCTTGTTAGTTTTAAGATTTTCTCTATTTGTGCCTTAATAATCGGACCTCTATTTGGCCAATGTATATAAGGTTCATCACTTTTGCTTAAATTATATAGGAACGGTAAAACTATCTTTTCAATATCTTTAAATCTTTGATTAACCGTTTCGTCTGTTATTTCTTTTGTGATTGTTTCTTTTTGTGCCACAATTTCCATAACTTCATTCATCATAGATTTAATATC